AACCACTCATGTTCTTTGACAGAGATAGTAACAGATGGCTTGTGTTCACAGTAATTGTCAGCTATCTTGAGCCACAGTTCCAGCTGCTCAATGGCACTCATGTCATACCTGCACACAGCACCCTCTGGACTTTTCATGGGGAAGGAGAACACAGTTACACTGTCAGGTGCAGTGAAGTCTGGCTCTGCTGGTACACCTTTGTCCTTGAGGAACATGGTCAGCGGGTCTTTGTTATCACCTCTGACTGTCCTGACATAGAACGGGTTGTGTCTTGCATGGATACCAGAAGCTGCGTCAACAAGCTGAGACACAGTGCCAGAAGGCTTGACGCAGGTGACAGCTGCACTCTGCTTGATACCCAGCTTCTCTGCCAGTTTCTTGTTGGTCTTTACAGCCATGTTTCTCAGTTCTTGTAGTGTCTCTGGCTTGGCATTGTATACAGCGGGGCAGTCCATGATACCTGTCAGTGACACACCGAGCAGACGCTCCTCTTCTGTGGTGTCCTTCCAACGCTTACGCAGGTAGCCAAAGTCTGTCAGGGTAGACTGGAACGTGCCTAGGATGGTGGCCAGTCTGATCTTTTCTTTCAGTGTAGCCACGGTGTCCTCTGCTCTACAGATAACCTCTGACAGGTTACAGAACTGGTAAGGGCGCAGGATAATCTCACAGCAAGGGTTGGTGCCAAAGTCTACATCTCCATCACGCCTACCGTTAGACGCTGCCTTCTCCTGTGCAGATGCACGGTTGAAGATGCCGCGCTCTCCGCTCTTGCTCTCGTACAGTGATAGCCACTCCTTCATAAAGATACCCATGTCAGGCTTCTCTGTGTAGCAGACAGAGTTGTTGGAGAGTGCGCGTTGCTGATTGTCTACCCACCACTCACCACTCTTGGCCATACGCATACGCTCATCTGTAAGGTTGGAGAGTGAGATCAGAGCAGACCTTCTGACGCCACCTACAACCACCACCTGACCAACCTTGCACATGATGTCATGGCACTCTATGGAGGTGAGTTTTCTACCCTTGGCTTTCTTGAATGTTTGAATAGTAAAGTCAAACAGTTCTTCCAAAGGTGCAGGACCAGAAGCTCTACCACCAAACACTTTCAACCGCTCACCAGCTGGGCGTACTTTGCTGGTGTCAATCTTAGGTACACGGTTGGTATAGAGGAGGGAGATAAGGTCACGCAGACCTCTGGCCCAGCCTTCCTTGGAGTCAGTAACAGAGATCACATCGTCTGTGTTCTCAAACTCTTGATCAGGTATGGTGGGTAGGTTGTTGATATACTGACGCTCAACAGAGAAGCCTACACCTGTGCCGTTCATCAGAATGTACAGGCACTCGTCAAAGGACCGGGGTGAATCAACAGGAAGATAAGAACAGTTGTACCCTGCCACGTTCTCACGCTTGAGCGCAGGACCAGCTGTCATCAGTGCTCGCATAGAACCAAGAACCTTGAGCGTGAGCATTGCATCTCGCAACTCTCCTAGCTCTTTACCATGGAGATCATAGCTGTAGTTGTCACCAAGGTGCTGTGCCATAAAGGACAGATACCTATCAACTGTCTCTTCCCATGTCTCTCTACGTTGCTCGTCTTCTAACCAACGTGAATACCGGGACATATGAATAAATGATTGGTAGTTAGTCGGTAGAGTTATCTCTCCATTCGTCTTGGTCTGGGTCATGTTCTATAATCTCCTCTATGTCTTGAACAAAATATTCAAACTTCTTCACCGCTATCTCGCAGGCACCGTCCCATATCTTGGCCACGGGTTCTCCCTCAAAGATTATGTATTCATCACTTATGTAGAGTCTGGGTTCCATGCGGAGTGCACCTCTTGAGAAAGCAGGATATCATCTTCTTCAGTGGTCATATCATACTCAAGCTGAAGAATCAAGTCTGCGTAGTGTTTTACTTTGAGAATATCCATGGCACCCTCACCCTTGGTGCGATGGCGGGTAATATATTTTACTATGTTACCCTCTAGGAAACCAAGCCTGTTTGCATGAATATATTCAACGGGTTGGATTTTGCACTCTTTGTAGTGCGTACCACCCACTTGATTCTCTGTTGGCATCCTCTGAACTTTCATACTCTTTTATCTCCTCTTTGATCGTAGGATCATGTAGAATAGCGTTGATCCTCTTACGTATAAACGTAACTTCCTTTGTATCTATAATCTTTTTTGCATAAGATGTCAAGGCCTCTGGTTCAATTCCTGCAAGAAAACATACAGTTTCTTTGTCCTCTGCTGTTACTCCTACCTCAGAGGTGAGCCATGACCTTGCCTGTTCTCTGGTCAAAGATGTATAGGTGCTGTCATTTACATGGTTAGGTTTAGTAGCGTCCAGAAGCTGCTGAAGAATAACACAAAGGAACAGAACTCTCTCAGGAGAATGTGATTCATGTATACCCTCATCTAGCACAGAGTCAATGGCAAAAGAAGAACCCTCGTAGCTACTGCCCCATGTCATTTGCTACACGCTCCACGCCTATGATATCTTTGTGCTTGTGTCTCTTGTACCCGTCCTTCTCTGTGTAGTTGTTTGCTATCTTGTACAACTGTTGATACCCGTAACCTTTACGATCTGCCCAAGCTCTCAGGTTCTTTACTCTGACACTCTTACCAGTCTTGAAGGTAATCTTATAAGGTCCTTGGCAGGGTGCTCCTCCTTTTCTACCGTTGGTGCTCATCACCTTTCTATAGGATGGGTCCTGATATGTCTCCAGTGGTACATAAAAACGAATGCCACCCACGTTCTTGTTATAGTATTCTCTCTGGTCTGTGCCTTCTAGAACAGAGGTAAGAACATGGTTCTGCATCTGGTAGTATTGTTCATAGTAGTGTAGCCCACGCTTGGTCTCGTATTCTTGTATGATCTCAAACTTAAAGTTTCTCTTTCCAATCTTATCTATCTCAGAGCATAGTTCTTTGGAAGAAGAGGTGTATACTTTCCAGTTGGAAGGCTTGTATCTTTTTCTGTGGCGCATCTGCCAGTACTGCTTACACCCTATGTACTTTCTGTGGTTCTTCTTGTTGGTGATGATATAGACAAAACCAAAGTAGTGGTCAGGGTCAGGGACCCGTGTCTTGTCATCTCTAAACGTCCAGTGCATGTCGTTCATATCCTCCAGTGCTTTGTCATAGTCTTTACCAAACCAAACTTCATTGCAATGATAGCAGTAACCGTGGCTATCATAGTATACAAATCCGTCTGATGATCCACAGAATTTACATTCTTGATAGGATAATATAATAGATTGATCAGGGCGCTGTGCCATTATACAAAGTCCTCTTCTACTCTGGGTTCTTTTTCTATGTGAGTAAAATACTCTGGACCTCTGGAGTAGTTGTACTTACGTAGGCCTGTCCCGTTATTAGAATCCTTCCAACACTCTACCTTGTAGTCACAGTATTTACAATTGAAACTTAGCTTCTTGTTACCTGATGGTTCTTCTACCTCTGAGTAGCACCTGTCTGGAGGATCAGTGTCAGGTAGTGTATCCTTCAGGTAGGATATCCTCTCAGCTGGATCAACATTGGTAAGCGGAACCTCTAGTAGATTTAGATCACCACCGCTCTTGTCAATGGAGAGGAAGTATCCTTTCTTTTTACCTAGGGCAGCACCGTAGGAACTAAGCTGATAGATATAACCAAACGGATCATCACCTCTGATGATAGAACCGTCAACAAACTTCTTGAAACCGTAGGGTGAAGCAGACTTAACATCCACTAGCTCACCGTCTATGACACAGTCAATGTGTCCCTTTACCTTCTCAACAGATACTTCTTTCTGACAGTCTTCCACTGTGTGACCAGCTTCTCTGGCAAGAAGGAGGACGAAAGCTTCTAGTATGTGACCAAGACAAAAACGTATTCGCTGGCTAGTTGTTAGCTTTTCTTTTTCGTAGCCGTTGAAATCATACCAGAGCTTTCGGTCCTCTCTCCCCACTGCTGAGAGTCGCAGCTTACCCGTGCTGTCCCGATTAGACTCCTCAACAAAAAAGTTCTGCATTACCTCCTTTAGTTCATCCAAAAAGATAGCAAGATTAGCCTCTTCTGGGACACTTCCCTCTTCTAAACGATAACCTATGTCATCCAGAAGAGTACTAATCTTGCTAGTCATTGACTCTACCTACAACCCATTATCTTCTGTGGCAAAGTCTTCCTCTCCAGTGTAGCCACCGTCCACTGCACTGAAGTCCTCTGCTCCTCCCTCGTAAGGGACAAGCTCTAACACTTGGACAGCGTCCAGATAGAACACGCTCTTACCTGCCCACTGTCCTTGCTCCATCTCCTTGGCGCGGAACAGAACATTGACCTTGCTCCCGTTACCAATAGCAGTGCCAGAGATATCGTTCTTCTGTGCATCTACCACTCGCGGAGCAGGGAGTGCCTTACCGTCACGGGTAAAGGCATTCTTCTTGAACTTGAAGAACGGGCCACCACTGGCATGGTTCTTCTTCTTACCGTCCTTGACAGATGCAGAGGGGTTCATGCCCTCAATCATCTTGACTGCCTTGGCATCCAACCCAAGGTCAAGGCACCATTCGGTATCTTCCTTAGAAGTAGTCTGATACTTCTGTGCAGGATTGTTAGGATCAAGTTTTGCCCAGTAAGCTGTACCTTGTACAATTGGCATGGTCTCTAAGCTCCTTTCAGTTTACCCAGAATATTCTGGAATGTTTTGATGTTACAGTTCATAGCATCTTCAACATAAGATGTCAAGCTTTTTTTAATATTATTCTCTTTTCTTTTTATCTCATCAATGGAAAGGCTGTGGTGCATAATGGTATCACGCTCTTTGATCAGTGCATTGTTCTGCTCAATGAGTTCACTGTTTCTGATGTAAGACTTCTGTAACTGTTCTTGAAGATCAGCTACGTTCTTCTCAAGAACTTTGGTATCATAACTTGGGTGACTCTCTACATTTACAGGCATATGATTAACTCCTTTCTAATGTGTCTCTGCCCAGTTGGAACCTACGTTATACTCTCCTGTCAGTGGGCATTTTAGATTGTAGAACTCTCCTGCTTCTTTAATACTGTCTATGCCAAGAGTACCTACCATATCTGACAGGGATTTGTCAACCTCTAATTGCCATTCATCGTGAACATTTGCAACAAAGCGAGCACCCTCTGGTAGCTTGTCGTTGAAGATGACCAAGCCCCGCTTCATCACAATGGCAGCTGCGCCCTGTAGCTGTGTGTTCAGTGCAGCGTGAGTGGAACGAATAAACAATCTTCTACCGTCCAGCCCTTTGATGAACCCTCGCTCTGCTGCAAGGGTCACGCGCTGGCGCTCTGTGTGTAGCGCAGGGGTGGCCTCTAGGAACTTGTCTATCAGGTCCTGCCCGTCTGCTGCTGTGCCGTCCACGATCTTTCCTATCTTGGCAGCGCCTGCACCGTAGAGGAAGGCATAGATAAATGTCTTGGCCTGTGCGCGTGAACTTAGACCTGCCCTCTCTTGGTTGGCTGTGTGTATGTCACCGGAGACAACAATCTCTGTGTACTCTGGATCGTTCATGTAGTGGCAGAGCATTCTTAACTCAATGGAACTGGCGTCTATACCCACAAGGTTCTGCTTCCTAGGGTTGCCCGGGACCCACAGTCTCCTGCACTCTGGGCCATAGGGAGAGTACACAGCTGGGACCTGTGCCATATTCGGAGTGGCGTGGGCCATGCGCCCTGTGATTGTGCGTAGGGTCAGAACCTTCCCGTGCACCCTGCCTGTCTCTGGGTTGATTGCATCTAGCCAAGAGTCCACCTGTGCTATGCGCTTCTGTAGCATCATGTACCGTGCAATCAGTTGCGCCTCTGGCATATCAATCTCAGAGAGAATACTCTCGTCCACCACCACATTGCCTAGATCAGTTCTCTTCTCAGGGACCCAGCCCATCTCCATCAGCCGCTCTGCCACCTGCTTACGTGATCCCGGGTTGAAGGGGATATACTTGGTCTTGGTCTTCAACTGCACCTCTGTGGGTGGGAAGGTATCCTGCATCTGCTCCTTGATAATATTGAGTTCATCAGTTAGTTCTGCCACCAGCATACAGGCGTTCTGCTCGTCCAGCTTGAAGCCGTTGGACTCTTGCTCAGATAGTATGGCCCTGACATTGTGCTCCAGTCTTATGCACCCCGGAGAGAAAGAGGATAGCTCCTTCTTCACCTGCTTGAATATCTTGACAGATATTCTGGTGTCCTGCATACAGTACTCGCCCATCTCATCAGAGTACCCCTGATAAAATTTATCGTAGTCAATGGCTATCTTTGGATAGTTGAAGCGTTGGCCCCATGCTTCAATTGAATGACCTCCATCTCTGGTAGGGTTTGCAAGCTGTGAGAGAACCATGGTGTCGAGCATCTGCTCTGGCTCAAAGCGTACACCCCAAAGAAGATCAAGTATGCGAAAGTCAAAATGAATAGCGTTATGCCCAAGAACCTTATCCGCTTGTGCCGCATAAGCTGCAAAGCTATCTCTTTCTCCCTCTGTGAATAGTCTAGGGGTTTGAACCTCAGTGCCATCCTTGTTGTCCTCCAGTAGTATTGTACCCACGCACCATATGCGGGAGGGGTTGAATCCATCTGTCTCTATATCCAAGAACAGTCGCTTCATTATAGTACCTCGTCAAAGTCCTCTGCCTCTGTTGCTTCTACTTCTGTATCCGTATCTGTATCAGGATCATCTATCTGTGTCAAGCGTCCTGTTGCACGGTCATAGTGCAGGTGACAGGCTGGACCAGTGAGGCCAGAGAAGCGGTTCTTGAGCACCCGGATCAAGGTGACGTTCCTCCGGTAGAGGTCAGGGTCCTGCCCGTTCCGCTCCAGTCCCAGCACCATGTTACTCAGCTGACCTATGCCAGCGGTGCCGCGAAGTTCAGAGAGTGAGGTCTGTCCTCCCTCTTCGTGCGGCTTACCAGCGGGACGCTTGGAGTGACTGACCATGCCCAGCCAGATGTCCAGTTCAATGGTCAGGGTCTTGAGCTTGGTTGCTATCTCGTCCAGTGCCTTCCGCTCATCACCTGCGCTTTGATCACTGACAAGGATGGATATGTGGTCAAGAAAAATATACCGACAGTCGCAAGCATAACGCATGTACTTGATGGTATCCACAATGGTGTCAATGTTGTTTGATCCAAAGGAATCAAAGAACACATACCGTCCCGTGGCAAGGGTCTCTTGAAAGGCATCGTCCCACTCCTGCTGTGTAAACTCTGTGGTGGGCAGGTGCAGTGGCTTGCCAGCGTAGAGGCTCATCATGCCACGGGCAGCGTCCTCCAGTGGCTCCTCTAGGAAGAGCAGGCCTATGTTGTCCTCGGTGTGCTGTTGTATGTGATAGCTCAGTTCTCTGAGAACCTGCGTCTTGCCCATGCCAGAGCCAGAGGTGATGGTCCACATCTCTCCCTTGCGGATGCCATAGGTCAGGTCCTGGAGGCCGTCCCACGGGAGCGCAAGACTCTCCGGTGTGGGTTGGTTGAGCAGTCGGTCCAGTAGGTCCTCACCCCTGACAATGTTGGCAGGCGTGTACCGCTCTGCTGCAAACCACCTCCGGGTAAAGTCAGCGGAGCGGTTCTCAATCAGGTAGTCGCACGGGTCCTTGCCCTCGTCCAGTGTCACCACCTTGCTCTTGTTAGGGAAGAGCTTGGATATTTGATTAGCTGCCTGCGTACCGCTCTCGTCACGGTCAAAGCAGATGACGATCTCCTTGAAGGAGTTGAGAAAGTTATAGCTGTTCTTGCAATCCTTGAGAGCATTGCCTGCACCGTTCTTGATGGAGACAACAGGGTAGCGAGAGCCTAGCAGTTGGTAGGTGGCCAGCGCATCTAGCTCACCCTCCACCACTGTGACTGCCTTGGCAGTGGAAGAGCCAAAGACATGCTGACCAAAGAGCATGGCCTCTTTCCCGCTCCCCTCCCAGATGAAGGACTTGCCTCTCCCCCTGACCTTGTTGGCAATGTGCTCACCCGCGTCATTGTAGTACGGGTA